TCTTAAACTTGCCCATTAAGATAGTGTCGCCTACTCTTACATCTAATTCAATCACATTTCCCTCGATTCAACTTCTCTAATATCTATAGGTCCGTTAATGTAATATTGAGTATCAGTCTGATCCCAACCATTTTCTTCTAAGTATACATAATAAGGTTCCTCATCCTCTTGTACTTGTTCTACAAGTTCTTCTGTCCAATCACCTCTTGAGAAATCCATAGCACATCCGTCCCATGTAGATTCCATTTCAGAATAACCAGTAAGAGCCTCTAAAGCAAACTCGTCAAATGAATCTTCGTCTAAGTCAATAAACTTCTGTATATACTCTACATCATCTTCATGCATCTCAACTCTAAACTCAGCATTTCTCCAAACAGTATCTACTAGAATCTCATTCTCATCTTTTTCAAAGAACTCAACTTCCGTGACTCTCTTCTTGAATCTAGCTTCAATAATATATTGCTTACCTACTTCTAACATTAGTCTAGTATCCCGTGTCCGCCAGTTGATACAGCAATTGCATTCCAAGGATGCAATGACTCTTCGTGTGATGCTACAATACTGAAGTCGTCAATCTTATTCTGACTAACCCAACCATCTAATGCATCATGCATAATTCTTACAGCGTCTTCTGAGAACAATAAGTTAGCTCCATTCAACTCTGCGAATGCTTGCTCGTCTCGTCTCTTAACAACGATCTGTACTTCTGTAGGAATGTTCTCTCTACATAAGTCTACTAAGTCTTCAATCCATACAATATTATCATTGCTTCTATCGAATGCAACTTTAACTTTAAGAATTGATCTTTGACTGTGAGCATTAGCTGCTGCATTTCTTTTCTCTCTAGCATCATGTGCTAACTCAAAAGAACATGGACAAGTAGATGAGTAGACATAATCAATAGTTAAGAACCATTTGTAGTCTCCATCTCTATACTGTCCTTCTAGTTCAGTCTTGTATGCAATATGACCTCTCTGCTTAACATCATGATTATCTTTCTTCCTAGTCCTCAATGCTTCTTGGTACATAGGATACTTGAACCTAAGTTTAACATAAGCGTTCTTTGTTCCTTGACCCTCTGCTAATTCTTTTAGAGCAGACTCCATACCATCTAATGATAGTTGGTCTTTGATCTTCTCATGCATTATGAGATATAGTCTTGATAGGTTGAGGCCTTTAGCCATTGGATCATCCAAAGAACAATATAGACTTGCTTCAGTTTGTAGTAGTTTATCTTCACCACCACTTCTACTTCTAAGTCTTACAGGCAAGTCTACAGGAGCAATACCAACTTTCTTTAATGGTACTCTTGCACCAGGTAGTACTGGATCAACCTGTGGATCAGGTAAATCGTCAGTATAAAAATCTTTATCATAACTAAAGATAGTGTCTGGCATTTTGTTTGAATAATCTATATCTGGCATTTATACTCTCCTACAGGTTGCTGAATTTGCCTCATGTTCTCTGACAGTTACTGATTCGACCCAGCATCTCTCTCCATACTTGGACTCTATTATACTTGATGCTTTATCAAAAGTCAACTCTGCAAATCTTTCACAACCTACTGCTGGTACAACTCTCATGTCAATAAGGTTAGCTTGTTGAAGTAGTTCAACAGTTTCCATTTCTGGATCATCTTCTGCAACAAGATATGTATGATCAAACATATGCTTTAACCATTCTTTTAGTTCTTTAAGACCTCCAAAGTCTACGACCCAATTCTTTTCATCTAGTCCATCTGAACCAAACTCTAACTCAAACTGCAAAGCATAACCATGTATTAGATTACAATGACTATCTGCTCTCCATTGTCTAAATGCACAACTGTGGCCTGTGTTGTGTCCGTACGTTTTGCCACTAAGAAATTTCTTCACTTTCACCTCCTAGGAATAATCTCATAACTTTTAACTCCATCCTCTATAACTTCTTTATCAACGATCCAATCATATCGTTTCCATATTTCAAAGAACTGTTGTTGAGTAACAGCTCTCCACTCTTTGTGACCTAAACTAAACACACTCTGCACTAGAGTATCGTATAATCCAAGTCCTCTATAATCTTCATGAACACATACTCGTCCTATTGAAGCCTCTTTGAATCTAATCCCTGGTCTTATTGACCTTGCGTAAGCAGCCAGGCAGCTATTACTATCATCATATAAAAGAACATGATCGCTTTCTTGATCATAGTTATCTAAGTCCTGGTATGGTATTTGTTGATCTAATATAAAGCATTTGTTTCTAAGTTGTAGTATATCATATAACTCATTTACAGTCAACTCATCAAACGACTTTATCAACGTATACAATTTCTATTCCTCTTCTCACTAGTTCATTACGAATTTTTTGTTTATGTTTCTTCGGTGTAAACTCTTTGTTTAACATTTCAAACAATTCTTTTTTTGGAGTTTGTTTTATATAACTATGTTGTATGGTAACTTTTTTTGTATTTCTGTCTACTTGCTTTACGCTTGGTCTTATTTTTGTTGGCATGATTCTCCTAGGTTAGTACTCCAATAATATCAAACAACCCCCTTGGATCCTTTGACGCTGCTTCTATAGCTTTTTGATCTTTAGGCATTGAGTTGCCACTGATGCTTATTCTAGTATTTTTACTATTATTCTTTTTAGTAAAATGAGGCATCCAGTTAGGAAATATAATTAACATTCCCTCTTTAGGTTCCTCTTCCATTATTATGTTCTTATTATGTACAGTAGTCATCCAAACAATGTTTCCACATTTTGGATCTGTCTTACTATAATATACCCATGATAAATGAGGAATGACCCCTTGACCTTCATGTGTATGGATCATTGTGGATTCTTTAGGCTCTAGTATGTGTGCCCATTGATTGTAAGTATTGAAGTTTGGATTTATCTTTTCCTGTATCACTTTATCTACTTCTTCAATTAGTCTTTTACATTCACCTGTTTGTGGTAGAAAGCTGTCTTCTTGGAATGTGCTACCAGGCGCATCATCTAACTTCATATCTTTTCTTTTTAACACTTCGTGGTTGATTGCCTCGTTATCTAACTCAAGTGTAGTGACATATTTGCCACATAAAAATATTGGACTAAACATATTTAATCTTTTTACCCTTTCTTTTATTACTTGCTTTCTTTTGTGCAGCAGTTCTATTATTGCCTTTTAAAGTTGCTTTATTTGTTTTACCACTCTTTGTCCATTTCATATTATACTCCTATTGCATTACCGTAAAGGTATGTGTGAACTCTAGCTGATACATTGTATCCTCTATCTTGTGCCATCTTTGCAACGTCTCCATCACACATGGCTTGGCCTTCTAATGTTGCACCGACTGGCATTATCCATACAGGCCAATCGACTCCTTCTGCTCTAAAGAGTTTGATCACTTCGTCTAACTCCTCCCATTGTTCTTTTTTAGGTCCTAGTACAAACTTAAGTTGTCCATTAGGAACATCACTTCCAAACTTTTTATTCTTTGCAACCATTAGATCATACTGAGCTACAAACTCTGGCTTGATTGCTCTTTTACGTTCTTCGCCTGACACTGTAAATAGTTTAGGTGAGCAAGAGATGAATGGTGTTGCTGTATGACATCCTGGATTACTAACATAGTTAAAGAAATCATCTGTAAGTTTTTGTGTACCGTTTGTTTCCCATGTAACATTCTTTGGTTTCTGTCCTGCTAACATGGATCTAAATCTATCCCATAATTGAACGTATGCCATCTGTGCATGCTTCATTAAAGGCTCACCGCCTGTGATACATAAGTGTGTTGTCAATCCTGATACAGGATGTGTCCATAGACCTGTTGGGTTATGTTCATTTGTCTGAGCTTTTACTAGCTCCTCTCTAATCTCTTCTGCTGTATGCTTGTGTTGTAGATGTTTAAACTTCTTGGACCATGAATAAGATGAGTCACAACCTTTCTCCCATACAGGTAGATCTTCTACCTTAGTGATGTCTGATACATCTATCTTTTGATATGGTAGATCATAACTGTCTTTATCTGTTGGATCATCTTGACCGAATCCATCACATTGCAAATTACACAAAAAGAATCTTAACCAACTACTTGGTACACCAGTGTAGTGTCCTTCTCCTTGTATCGAATGAAATATTTCTGAGTATGCTATCTTCATTTGTTCTTATGTTGCCTCACCAACTTTTTATTCTGTCTTCTTAACTTTTCTAATAATTTTCTTTGCTTGTCTTTTGCTCTTCGTACTGCAAACTCTCCTACACCTTGTAGAAAGTTTTCTCCGTTCATATGTTCTAGTTCATGTTGAAATATTCTTGCTGACATTCCAGAGAACTTTTTAACACATACGTTTCCAAATGGATCTTGGAATCTAACTCTTATAGTACCAGGTCTCTTTTTCTGTAAGAACATTCCAGGATATGATAAGCAACCCTCATCCAACATAACTTCAGTATCATCAGAAGCTGTTATAACAGGATTGAAACATACAAATCCTGGGTCACCTTCCATTACAAAAACTCTATATGGCAGACCTAGTTGATTAGCTGATAATCCAATACCACCAAAGTATCTCATGTGGCCTAGTAATTCGGTTGCTAGTTCTTTTGGATCCACATCTGAATTGCTAAAGTCAAATTTACTTAATGAAGTATTTAAAATAGCATCATTAGCATCTACTAAGTTGTACTTCTTTTTAAAATCCTTCTTCATTCTGCAATCCTAGAGAAGTTCTTATACTTCTCAAACTTTATAACATTACTAAATTTATCTAACAGCTGATCTGTCTTATGAGATATTATAACGATATTTGTATCAGAAGTCAACTCTTTTATTATTTTTAAGAACTCATCTGTTCCTTGTGAGTCTAAACTACTATCAAATATCTCATCCATAATAAGAATATTTGTACTCGCACTGTTCTTTAACTTAGCTATTGCCCTCCATGTAAACAATAATGACAAATCAATTCTCATCTTCTCACCTTCAGAGAATGAAGAGTAAACAAAGTCATCTCTATGTCTCGATCTAATAGTTTCTTTGAAGTCCTCATCTAAATTAAAGTCTACAAAGAACTCCATTGCAGCAAGATACTTATTGATTAGCTTATTCATTACAGGAATGTATTGTTTTATAATCCTAGACTTGATTCCTGTATCCTTGAGTAATACTTGTCCTGTATTGTATACGGATTGTTTTCTTCTTAAGTCAGTCTTTCTGACATTTATTTGATCTAGCTCGTCTCTAAGTTCGTCTAGCTTTTGTCTTGCTTTGTCATCTTGTCCATCTTCTGTTGACATCTCATCCAACTCTGTTTGAAGACTTTCAATAACTTGTTCAATGGCTCTAGCAGCACTTCCCTTGTTGGAAGCAGATGTGGTAAGTTGATCTGACTCGGATTTGACTTCTCTGAGCTTTTCAACTCTCTCTGAGCTCTTAGTAATTTCTTGTTCGAGCTGCTTAAGGCCGCCCTTTGTTTCGGTGATAGACGAATTTGATTGTATGATTTGTTCTTGTTTGAAGTCATGTTCAATCTCCTGTCCGCACGTTTCACAGAAGTCGTTATCTTCATAAAATGATAACTGCTTCTTAAGTTTAGTTAATTTTGTTTCTATCTGTGACTCAAGAGTTAGAAATTGTTGTATCTTATTTGATATAGATTCTAATGGCTCAGCTTGATCGGCTAGCATCTGAGCTTGTTCTACCAAGCTGTTCTGTTCATCTACTAGATTTTCTACTTCTTGTGTCTTCTCATTTATCTGATTCTGGATCTTGAGAATCACATCCTCTTTATCCTGATTTACTTTATCAATATAGTCTTGTTGAACAGACATTTTCTCTTCAATAAGATTGACTTGATAATCAATGTTTAATAACTCTTTCGTGTTCTCAGCTATCTTGTCCTTGAGTATGCCAGCCATTACACTGAAGATTTGAATGTCTAAAAGGTCTTCAATAACTGTTCTTCTATCTGCAGAGTTAAGTTGCATGAATGGAACAAAGTTTCTGGATCCTAATACAACAATCTGTGTAAATGATTTGTAGCTCATTTTTAGAATCTGCTGCTCTAGTATCTTCTGATAATCTTTAGTGTGAGCTTCTTGATTTAGTAGCTCTCCATTCTGATATACCTCAAACTTTCTAGGTGCATGGCCTCTTATAACTTTGTATTGATTACCACCGACCTTAAATTCTACTTCTACCAATAAATGTTTCTTGTTGATACTGTTTACAAGTTGAGGGTTATTGACCTTTCTAAAAGGTTTCATGTATAAAGCATATGACAATGCATCTAGGAATGTAGACTTACCAGCACCATTCTCACCTATAACTAAAGTGTCTTTGTGTTTGTTTAAGTTTACTTCTGTAAAGCTATTGCCATACGACAGAAAGTTCTTGAATCTAATCTTTTCAAATGTAATCATAATATATTAGTTGCTTATGCTTAAGGCTTCGTCATATAAACTTCTTAGTAGTTGTTGTAGATCAACTCTATCATTCTTTATCTCTAAGTTATCTACGTATGTATTTAAAATTGTTAAAGTGTCTTCAGCCTCATCTATAATATCTGTATCATCTTCCATATCTAAATGTAGATGATCTTGTACCACTTGTATTTGTAGAGGATCACTCTTCTCTAGTTTCTCTATAAACATATCAAACAGTGTTGGGTTATCTTTAGTCTTTATAATAACTTTAACACTCTTGCCTTCATATTCAGTAAACGACTCTGTCTGTTTTAGTAGTCCAGCCATGTCTAATTCTGTATCATCATACCATACCTTATGAAATAATGTATGAGGATTAGGAATAAACTCAAGTGTCCTTGTTAGTGTATCTAGTATATGAAATCCTTTCTGATCATCATAGTCACTCCAAGTCATTTCGTATGCTGTACCTAGATAGTTTACATTGCCTGTTGTACTTTTATGATGATAGTGACCACTACATACTAATTCAAACTTCTTTAACCATCTATCACTGATGCCGTGATCTATAAACCCACCTTTGAACATTTGGTACCCTGATAGTTCTAAGTGGCCTAGAAGGATCTGTGCCGACGTCTTATCGGCTTTTACAAACGTCTCTTCCTCATTGTCCTGGCATATCCATGGAACTAAGAGAATCTCTGTACCATCCATTTCTATGACTTCAGGTCTTGTGTATGTTGTTATGTTAGGATATTCTTCTAATAATAAATCTATGCTATTGACTTCTAATGTGTTCTTGTAGACGCTATCATGATTTCCGACGATGACATGCAGATCGATTTTTCTATCTGCGAGTGGCTGGAAGAACATCTCTTTAGATCTTTTGAGTGATGTGAATGAGATATACTTCCTACGATCGAAAGTGTCACCAAGATCAATAACAGTATCAATGCCTCTGCGTTCAATCTCAGGAAAGAATACATTGTCATAAAACTTTTGGAAGTGATCATGTACTCTCTTAGAGTCATTCCTTGCTCCAAAGTGCTGATCTGTTATCAAAGCTATCTTCATTTATCATCCTCTACCTTTTCTTCTTCAACAAAATTCTCTAACCCCTTCTTTTTCTTTCTTGCTTGCTTCTTCTCTTCTTCTTTACGTTCAAAGTTAGCTACAAAGTCATTCATGTAATCAGTGTTTAAGTTTATGTAAGCACCTTGGTCTCCTTGTTCTGGATTGCCATCTGTTGTTGCTAGTTCATTAATGATAACACTTCTTTCTAAAGACTTGTGCTTAATATACAATTGCTTCTTCTCTCTTTGTATCCTTCTAAGGAATGCATAGTATATAATTTGAGTAAAGTATGCAAATGGGTTGGTTGACTTTTCAGGGTTGAAGTTTCCAATATAGTTGATACAGTTCTCAATACCATCACTTATCATTTCATCTCTGTAAGTATAGTTTATGAAGTTTGGTTTTGTAGAAAGTCTTGTTGATATCTTTAACAAGCATTCTCCAATGTACTCAGGTACTCTTGGTCTTCCTGCATCAGACTCTTCTGCTTCTTTTACTGCTTCGAGATATATTACCATCTCTGCATATAGTTTCTTATTGTCAACGTAATGTTCTGATTTAGCTCTTGGCATTAGTGTATGTTGGTGTTAGCAACTTGAAAGTCTTCTTCATAAAAATCATCATCAATGTCTTCATGTCGCGCTACCTTTTCTCCTAGTTGTTTTAAAAGTTCCTCCATCTTTGGACTTTTAAAGTTAATAAAATCACCTCTATCGCGGGTAAACTTTAAGTAGTGTTGTATAGCATTGTCCTCTATTCCGTATTTGATGGCAACGATATTTTTGCGATCTATAAGGATTTCATTTTCTTCTGTGAACATTAGCCAGTGTGAAACAGATAAGACAGGTCCTGCCATAGTATTTTGTTTATGAATCAATACAGGATTAATAAGTTTTAATTGAAGAGGTGTACTCGATTCCTCAACAATAGTCAATAGCTCTTCACCTGACATTAGTTTTATAGTTGCTATATTATCTTTAACTGTCATTCTTTTAATGCTACTTTATATATTTTGTAATCAAACTTCTCTTCGTTATACATTTTTATTCTTTCAGCAAAATGTTGCAGTGTAAAATTTTGTTTAGATTTCCAAGCAAGGTTATCTGCTATGTCAAATAGAGTAGCTGTTTCTTTATTTTCTCCAGTACGCAATCCTCTACCTATAGATTGTAATACTCTAATTCTAGATTTTGACGGAGAACAGAATACAATATTATGTAAACGCTTAATGTTTACACCGGTACTAAATGTACCATAACTTGCAACAATAATTGCGTTGTCCTCTTTCTCTACTATACCTCTAATATCTTCTCTAGCTTTACCATCGACTTCTCCACTGACAAAAAATACTTTCCTATCTTTGTCAACAGAATTCTTTATAGCATTTTTTATTTCAAGGTGCAAAGGCTTACCATGCTTCTCAACAAATTGATACAACATCAATGTATTGCCTTGTAGACTTATACCTAAATTTTTCAAGAACCTATTACGTGCTTCGTTCCTTACTAAAAAATCTACTTCGTCTTGATACTTGTCTTTAGAATGTATCTTTTTTATTTCATCTGGATACTGTAGCTCTAAACACTTGACATTAAATTCTGATAACGTCCCTTTCTTTATTAGTTCATTAGTAGTAGTTACTTTTTCCACTGGACCAAACAGACCTTCAAGTACTAACTTATGTGTAGTCGTCCCATCAAGCGTTCCAGTAAATCCATATTTGTATTCAGTGCCTACTGTCTTAGTCATTATAGAGGTAAGAGATTTACTTTTAAATAAATGAGCTTCATCTCCTATAACTAAATCAAATTGCTCAAACCATTTCTTTGGCATCTTGTGTATAGATTGCCATGTACTAATAGTTAACAAATTCTTAGTTTCTTTTTCTACACCAGCAGTTATACAATGTGGCTCTCCTTGATATCCATATGACTTGAAGTCACCGGCCATTTGTTGTACCAATGATATTGTAGGAACAATTATTAATGTTTTCTTTCTAATGTAAGAAGATATCAAATATATAATTAATGACTTACCACTTGCAGTTGGTGATAGTAATAATGCTCTTCTCTTTTTTATTGCATGTGCAAACGCATCTAGCTGATAGTCTCTTACTTCAAATGGAAGGTCTAATCTCTTTTCATGCTGCTTGGCTTCTGCTAAACTAAATTCTTGATCTGTATACTTTGGATCTATGACTAGATTATAATCTCTCTCTTCACAAAACTTCTGAACGTGGTGAAGTAGTCCGGCATATATTCTTTTTGTTTGAGGATTAAATAATCTTATTTTGCCATCCCAGAATTTATTCCTAACTGATGGCATGAAAGTAGATCCAGGAACAGTAAATGTAAAGTAGTCCTGTAGTTCCCAACATGAACCACCTTCGCAGTCTACTTCCATATAGACTTCGTTTATCTTGGTTACTATTAATGTTTCCATTAGATTCCTACTTTAAACTTCTCCCATTGAATTGCTGCATTGATATTGAATCCTCTATTATTTAAGGACTTGACAATTGACTCAACAAAGTCTACCTTCTCTTTCTGGTATGCTACTTTAAGATTGTTGTCTATCCAATTTTGATTAGAATCAATATATACGTTTAGATCTGACTTAAGAATTCTTTGATTGATCTGATCCCATCCTCTTTCTTTCAACTCTTCATAGTCAAAGTTGCCTTGATAGTATTCCCACAGATCCTTCCACAGTTGCTTGGACTCTTGTTCTAGCTTCTTAAGAAGAAGTCTCTCTGTAGAGAATATTTTAAAATACTTTGAATGTAGTTGAGGTATTCTACTAGCTTCAGAAGCTAAGTCAGTTCTATCAACCGGAGCATCTTTACTCCATAATGTTTGTATCTCGTCTAATGTCATTGTGTTTCTCAAAATATAATCTTACTGTTGCCTTCCTTGCTACTGCAATAAAAAACAACACACTTGTACAGGCTATTGTAGTCTGTAACGCATTAAAAGACAACGAAAAACAGATAGAAATAATAACAAAATTAAGAGGAGCCATAATGGCTGTCCCTATTGCTGTGTCAACTATCGCTTCTTTTATCGCTAACTTCTTTTTCTGGTTCACCTATACTCCATTCTATAACTGTATTGACTCTAAAGGATCTCCATGCTTTTTTATCGATAGCAAAACATACTAGATGATCTGAGTCTTCTGATATTTTGTCAATACTTATTTCTATTCCATTATCTTTAAGAATATCAGAATTCAATGTACATGGCATTATTCTGATCTCTTCACTATTGATTTTTTTAAACGTCACCGTTACGATGCCTGCTCTCGCAGCATCTAAAAATTCATTTATATTCATTAATTTATTTTAAAAGCCCTATATCTAAAGGTTGCGGTACATTCTATATAATCTATATCAGCTGCTTGTGTTGTGAATGGCAGGTCTGAAATTGAGGCAGGATAAACATCTAAGAAAGATATTTCCATATTAGGGTTCATGGCACTGTTTAATAATGTTAATGTAGCATCACTGAACACCCTCTCATCACTTCCAGGACTTTGTTCTTGGTCCCAAGCAGTACTTTTTTCAAAATCCTCTACTCTTGTGAATGAAAGGATCCAATTATATAATTCTTTATAGTTGTTCATGTCCTCATCAACTCTGAACGAAATTACTAAATCTCCATATGTGACTAAGTCACCAGGCATCTTAATCCTATTACTAAAAGGAGTAGAGACTTGTACATCTCCTACGTCCACAGCTGGAAGGGATACATTCTGTATGAAGTAGTTTACATTCGGCATCTTCTTGATTGTAAACTTACCACTTACTTGTGATAGGAAGTTAGTATTTGTTGGTTGTGATTGTGCCATAACAGTATTTATCTTCCCTTATTATGCATATAAAGTCAACGCATAAATTTAATTTGGCCTGCTCGGTAGGACTTGAACCTACAACCCTTAGCTTAGAAGGCTAATGCTCTATCCAATTGAGCTACGAGCAGGTTAGGTTTACTTCTCGTTTACAAACTCATTCAATTCGCCTGCTACAGCAATAATATCCTGTGCGTCGATTGATTTAGTAACCAAAGGTTTCTTATCGTTAGGATTATTGTCGTTGTGCATATACACCGCATCATTTTTCCTTTGTAAGTTTTCGATTAGTATAGACTGAGCCATACTTAGTAAGTCGGCACGGATCTCGTACCCAGATTTTGTATTTGACATAATTCCTCCTGTGTGTGTGAATGTCAGTAGTAAGT